AGATTTGCTTTTACTTCATCTATTGTCATTTTGTTTTATTGATTCTGTGACCTCCATTCAGTCACTAATACCGTACATGTTCCGGCTGCTGTAATTCCTTGAACAGATCCCTGAACTACTGGAGTGTTTGGATAATCTCCGAGTGCAAGTGTAGATGATCCGAACGCTGCAATACCTGTTGCGGCTACTGCTGGAGCATCATTAAAGGTTTTCATGTAAATAAGACCGCCGGTTACAAGAGTACAGTTGACCGGCTGAATTGTTGCGGCTAGACGTTTCGTTGGAGTAGATGAGGCTAGTAACCTCTGAGATGTATTAGTGAGAGTAAAAGCAGTAGAAGAAGCGATATAGAAAGTTGGGGCTGTTCGATATTCTCCTCCGGCTCCAAGGTTATTTACTACTGAGCTACCACCAAATATGGCAACTAGCGCCATGAGCGCTGCTACTATCTTTTGTTTAAGTGATAAATTGTTCATTTTTAATAATTAACTTATAAGTGAGCCGTGCTCGTCTTTGTCCCCATAAAGGGACAAAGTGAGCAAAGCTTTAAGGACAAGTACCGTACTGCCAAAGAACTGATCCATTGGCTGATGTGCCGTTAGGACCTGCTTTTGTAGTGGTAGCTGTATCTGTAAAGACCATTCTGATCCTTGTTGCAGTCGAAGTTGCGGTAGTATTTATACATCCTAGATAGCTCGTTGAGGTTGCGGTGTTTGAAGTCGTAACTGTGAGCGATCCGGTTGTTAAAGTAGTACCGATAATTTGACCTACTGCTGGCGATACGTTGTTCGCGCTGATTCCGTTAGGAAAGCGTGTACCCGATGCACCAAGATCTGCGGCTGGCTGGCTATTACCACCAACCTTCGCCAAAGAGATAATAAGAGCTGTAATTGCTACAAGTCCTATCACTCCCGTAATGAATTTATTCATTTTGGTTAGTGATTAAGTGGTAAATTAAGCGACTGTACCGTTGCTACCGACATAACCGCAGAATGATTCTGGGAAATGAGCTTCGAGGAAGCGACCACGATAAGCATACGAGTCATTTGCTGTGTATTCTGGCAAAATCATGCTCGTATAAAGATCGCGATGCACCTTTCGATTAACCATGTGCTGAGAAGAAACTACGTGGTAAGACGTGTTTGCGTTCGCAGATGTGTTGTACGTTGATCCAAGGAAAATAGATGCTGCAATTTTGACTGCTCCATAAATAGTGTCAAAAATGTTTACCTGATTTTCTCCTGAGAACGGTACAAGTGTTGAATCCATAGTCTCCTTTGCTGTCTTATAAAGGATAAATGGAACAAGTGTACCTTCAAATACATAAGATCCGGCTTCACCGTCCTGAGCCTTCTGGTTCGCAAGAGACTGAACTGAAACCCAAAGTCCATCGGCTGAAAAAACTGATGTCTCAAGATTGTCTACAGTTACACCTTTAAGTGTAGTGTGAGAGTTTGAAGCCAAAGCCTGACCATCCGGAGTTGTGTTTACAGATCCTGCAAACGCATCTCCGTATGTGTTAAGAATTGCCTTCTTATCCTGAGTAAGTCTTGCTCTGTCACCCATCTGTTCACCAATTCGCTGGCGCTTTCCTACCTTATCGGCATGGAAGGCTTCTGAAGAAACAGGAATCTGTTTCGTCCATTTCTGCATACGCTTCGTCTTGGTGTTGCCAATGAAGGTATCAGTGTTTGTAAGTTCTTCTTGCTCATCTGTCTCATCAAAGCCTCCTACGTTGGAATCCTCATCCCAAGTATAAGCAAGTAATGGTTCTGAAGACTGCTTGAAGAAAAATTCGTCATTTGCTGAGAGGTATCCAGGTTGCTGTGTCCTCTGGTACTTCTCGTATGCCACGCCGTCAATCTCCGTTTGTACTGCATCTGGAGAGAGGGCTGCTGTATGTCCACCTTGTGGGTTCATGGCTGTTAAGAATTAAGGAATAATACCGTCAAACCAACTACTAGCTTACGTCGTGTCGATATGCTCTCGCTTCTACGGTTACATCGAGGGTTGAAAGGGCTGTGTTTCCACCGACAATTTCAAGACCTGAAGTATCTGCTGTTGCGGCTGGCTTTAGTGTGTAAAGTGGGCCACCATCTGTTGCTCCGGTTGCTGCATAGTCGATAAGAACATAGTCTCCAATAAGAAGAGCAAGTTCAGTAAGAGTGTCTACTGAAGCTGCTGTTTCTGCCCTACCTCGAATACGTCCAACTGCTGGAACTGGACATGCGCTGTTCAAGAATTGTTCAAGAACGGTTCCGGCTGCTGCAAGAAGAGCGTTCTCGTTTGCAATTCCTGCAAAACGATGAGTTCCTATTACTGGGCCGTCTGCCGCTGCAAGCACCACTGTATTAGCCGAAGCCGCTCCAGATGATGATGTTGCTACTGAATGAACTGGTTCACCTACACGAATCTTTGTGCCACCTGCTACGAGGTAACGTGGAAAGATTGCGCAAGGACCAATTACTTTAAGATCTGCGATCATAGATTTTATATATGAATTACGTTGATGGTTTTTTTATAAACCATCGTTGCTGATAAGCGTTGTAATCCCTTTAGTGACTAATTGTCTGTGATGAAAGTTTTCTTAGTTTTCGGATCTTTATTGTGAAACTTTCCGTTAGGGAGTTTTTTCCTATAGATCTTTCTAGCTGTATCAAACGTAAATCCTGCTCTTGTGTATGAAGCCGCATCATTTGTTGATAGTTTTGGTGCGGTTCCTGCAAGTGGATCTTTATGAGAACTTGCTGCATCGTTTGAAGCTACACTTTTCGCTTTCAAAGCACGCCGAAGCTCTGAATTTGTGGATTGTAGTTTCCTACGATTAGCTATCGCATGTGCTTCCTCAAGCTGTTCACGTAGTGAAAGATGAGCAGGCCATGTGCGATTTTTATATATCTCTGCGACAAGCTTGGCTTCCGGTTCGGAATCTGATAACTCAGTAGCTATCTTTACGATGCTATCTGCTTGTAGTTCCTTTTGGGTAACTTGGCGTTCACGTGCTAGGAGGTTTTGTAGATCCTTTCGGGTTAAAGGCTTATCGTCCTCATCGGATTCATCCTCTTCACCGTCTTGATCATCATCTCCTTTACGTTTGCGTTCAGAATCTTTAAACCTTTTGTCTGCGAGTGCTTGTTCAGCCTTTTCTCGCGCTTCTCGCTCAGCTTTAAGTAGACTTTCATAGTCAGGGGTTTCAATGTCCTCGTCGTCAGCTCCCTCATCCTCTTCCCCAGATTCATCATCTTTGGCAGCGGCTGCGATAGCATCTGCATCTTCCTTAGCTTTTTTATCAGCTTCGAGCTTAGCAGTTTCGGCTTTTTTTTGTTCTTCAGTCATAATTTTGACATCAGAGTTAGAGTCATCTGTAGACTTATTATTATATAAAGCCTTGCGGCATCTGGATCTCGCCAGTGCATAGAAAACCTCCCTTATGAGGGAGGCTCGACGGATAGCCCGATAATATTGAGTGTCTAACTGGTAAGAGTACGACTATACAACAAGATCAAGCCCTCCGTTGAGCCGCCCTCGCTTCTTACCAAGCGTGACGGTTTTCTGTTTTCAATTGTCAATCATCCGATTCAACTTCGTGTTTATAACATTTGTGAGATAGGTTAGAAGCTTTCCGGCGATGAGATCTGCTTCCGTCTTTGATTCCACATATCCACGTTTATAGGCTAACCACTGTAACTCCGCGAAAAGTATTTTCCACAATCCTGATTCTTTAAACAACTGCGCCTCTGATTTGAGGGCTTTTACTTGTCCAGGACTGAGTAATTTACTTTTATGTTCCCAAACACCCGGAGCTTTAATCTTTAAGATATCTTCTTCGGTTATAGTGTTGAATACTTCACCGACTATAAATCGAGCGAGATGTTTTTGTAAGATTGTTTGCTCTGATGATTCCATGGTTTATTTTTTACTCTTCTTTGACTTCTTTTCTTCAACTTCCTCATTCGTATCCAAATCCTGCTCTTCTAACATCTTCACGGCTTTAACTTCTCCGGGAAGCTCCTTACCTTCTGGAACTTCGATAAACTTGCCGTTTACTTGATATACAAACGAAACCTTTGGTTTATCAAAGGGCTTTTTTCCTTTAAAATCAAAGAAAGAGCCAGTTTTTACCTTGTCACCATTCTTTCGAATAAGACCACCAACTTTGTCATACTCAGCCAAGACAGCTGATTCAAGAATTTCTACTTTTGATTCTTCTAGCTCTTCACCATTACGCATCCATTTTCCTTCTAAAAAATATGCGCCGTTTCCTACACCTCCAATTGAAGTACCATCTCCGCGGGGAGTACCATTTAATGCTCTGTCGAGCTTCTGAGCGTCTACTAACGTGAATGATTTTATTTCCATATTTAAAAATTATTTTTCTTACTACTAATTTTACTACGCAATTCCAACACCCGCAAGTCCACCTGATAATCCTTTCGTCACAGCTTTATCACCAGCCTTACTATTTGGCACTTCTGGGTTGTTCGGATCAATAGGTTGTGTCATTTGAGGCTTCTGCATAACCTCATCTGCTTCTCCACGTAAGAATTGATACAAAGTCTTGCGTGTGAGTGCTTCAAGAGACACATAAGGGTTGTTTTGCATCTGAGTCATAAGTTGAGAGAACATCGCTTGCATAAATTCTTCATTCTTAGGGAACATACGCTCTGGTTCTACGGTTGTAAGATACTTCATGCGCGCGAAAAGCTCTGGATTGATTCGGTATATCTCCTGATCATTCTCTGGATAACCTGTTTGTTCGAGTAATTTATATCCTTCTGATTTTTTCTCCTTATCGGTCATCTCTGCGCCAAGTAGGGTTTTATCAAATTTTAATATCTTAGAGACATTACGTCCT